AAGCTACAAGATGTAGTTTCAAAGGTAACTATTCATAGCGATACACCTGAAGATATCGCACAAGCTATACTACAACAGGTTAAACAGGCTGAACCTGTAGTCATAGTTAAAAATAAGCCCTTCCATAAGGAGGGCTAATAATGACTGAAATAATATTATTAATTATAATAATGTGTATAGCAGCAGTTAATATGCTCATGTTAATGGATGATAATGATATCCCACAACATACAGCATTAGATAAGTATAATGATAAAGAGTTAGCTCGTTCATTACATGGCTTAAGAACATGTGTTGAAGATTTAGACTCTAGGCTAACTATATTAGAAGATAGCTTTAAATATCATATACAATCAACTGATGAACTAAAGCCAAAGGCAGAAAATAGCTTAGGTAAAGCAAAATATGGCATTTAATAGTAAATAAAGTAGGTTTGTCACCTACAAATACACAAGTTAGTGTATTCTGCCTTCTAAACGACAGGGGATGTTATGCATCAATAAATTATAGCATCCCCAAAGATTTTTAAAATAGCTCAAGCAGACAAGGAAGAGCTTGCAGAGAGGTGATTATCCTAGCCCTCTCACGATATAAATTGTTGGGTGATGGCCGCAGGTGTCATTAGTGTTCATAGCGGGTGAACAGCCCAGCAATTTAGTAAATTTATAGCGGGAGGGTAAAACGGTTTAGACGCTTGGTTCATACCCAAGAGACATCTGGTTCGACTCCAGTTCCCGCAACAATTTTATCCTTAAAAGTTTTATAAATAATAGGATATTATATTTTAACAAGATAATATTGGTAAACAATAAACAAGGAGTATTATGAAGATACCAAATATACCTGATGATGCAGATGTTACATCATTATTAGCAGTAGCTTATGCAGCAAATCATATATTAACTAAAGAGATGAGAAATATGAAATCTATGCCAAAAGAATTTTTCAATGTTATGGATATGACATCTAAGTTAATAAAAGAGTCTATAAGTAAGTTAAAAAAGGAGAAATAACATGGATATTTATGATTTCCTATATGTTATATCAATAATAACAGATATTGGCTTTAAAATAGGCATTTTAAGCCTTATAAGCCGATATTTAGATATAAGGAGTGTTAAACAATGACAGAAGATGATATAGATGATGTTTATAGTGCTGCTAAATGGTTACGTCAACATGGAATACAATTAAATAATAAACAAGGAGTAAATAGTTATGAAAAGAAGGTTGTCAAGGAAAAGAAAGAAATGGAGTACAGTTACACCGCAAGACATTAAAAAAGTTAAAATGTTATATGATACAAATCAATTTACAACTCAAGGTATAGCTGATGTTATAGGTAGAGCATGGTGTACAGTCAATAATATAATTGAAGCCAATTTTAACTTTGAAGAGTATGCAAAAATACGTTCATTAAAGGAAAAGAAGAAAAAACGCAATTTAACATTTAAGCCTTTTAATGAGTCAAATGCTCCAGGTGCAGTTAAAGCTCAGAAAATACCTGTTAAAGCCATAGAGGATACAAATTTCGACCCATATGGCAATGATGTATTGAATTATATGCATGATTTACAACAGGAGCAAGCAAAACAATGGGTGAAGAAGGCTGAACAAGATGAAGCTATTCATAAAATAAGAAATGGCTTGCAACAGTTATCTGAAGGATTAGGAGAGTTATTATAATGGATATAATAACAGGTATAATGCTTCTAATAGGCATTGCATTCATAATAGCGCTCTATAATGAGCAGAAAGGCAAATAATGACACGAGTATTTGTGTATTATATAAGTAAGGCTACGTATAAACTAATGGACGGTATTTTAATCGGATTTGGTATACACATGGCATGGCATTTAATCGGTTAATAACAACATAGGAGGCATATAAATATGTCAGTAGAAACAACAGTAAATACAATAGTAATTCGTTTAATGAATAATAGTGGAACATTTCAGGAAACTGAAACAGCCGCTGAAACAGTAGGCGATTTACGAACTTCTTTAGGTTTAGATGGAACTATCGTAGTCAACAATCAAGTTGCAGCCGAAGATTCTATCTCTTTAAGAGGTAAAGAAACTGATGAATCAGGTGCAGTAACATATCCTGGTGATAGAGTTTCACACGTTTCTGGTAATAAAAGAGGCGGAAAAGTAGCTTAATAGTAGTTTAATCTAAACAAAGTTCCTTCTGTGGTGAGCAAAAGCACAGTATATTGAGATATGGTCCAGCGATGGAGAATTATCAACATGATATTAACGTCACTTACTCAAAAGCAGTCCGCTTTGTTGCATAATGTTAAAAAGGGGTATTACATCCGAACCTTTCCTGCGAGATAAGCAGATGTGTGTTCTTGTAGCCCCTTTTTGATAGTTAGGAGAGAATAAATGCAAGAAGAATTAAAATTCTTACATAAACCTGAAATAGATTATGAAAAATTATCAAATATTGCAGATTATTTTGATAAATTAATGCAATTTAATGAGAAATATAATATTAATCTAGAATACACACCTAAAGCTAGGTGGAAACCAGGTACATATGATAAGATTAAGAAGAAATACGTAGAAATAGAGCATCCACAATGGATGAGAAAGCGTGGTGCTAACAATTTACGTAAATTATTCGAACATAGTGATTGGAATGCTCGTAATTTTAGAGATTCTCTTCATAAATTAGATGATATGATGGCAGTATATCGTACTAATGGCCAATTATTGGTAGATGGCGACACATTAGAACAGGGTAAAGTATTAATGGATGAAGTATATGGTTCATTAAGTAATAATGTTGCTGATGTAGATGTAGAAGTAACACCATTTCCATATTGGAATAGGTCATGGTATGACAGTCATGAAATTGGTAAACCTTATGTTCCATATTTAGCAGAATGTAATGTGTTAGATTTTGATAATGATGGATGTATAGGTGATACAACTATGTTTGATGTAGATACATCACAATGGCAAAGTACTAATCCAAGACATTGGTATGTAAATATCATATTTAAATTAGATGATGTAAACTTAAGAGTATATCTCAAAGGTGAATTAGGTGAAGATGAAATGAATCTATTACATAAACAACCTTATGGAGAGATATTATTAGGTTTATCTATACCTTTGTATGATTATTGTCTAGGTAGAAGAGCTGCATATGCAAATACACGTTTAAGAAGATGGACAAGAAATATTACATTTTTTGCATATCAACAGCCTGTTATACCTGGGATAAGACATCCTTACATATATAGAGATGATTCTGTAGGAATAGACCTTTCATTGCATAGACAAGCAAGAAACTATGGATTAGGGAATTTGTGTTTAGGAGAATGGCATGAAGACATAATTAAACAGATATTATATGGCAATTTAGGTATTGCTAAAGCGTTATTACGCTCATGGTCTGAAGTATATTATGTTCATAGCACAGGTCCTTTAAACACATTGCATCAATCATTTGCTGGTAATCATAAAGACTGGAATGAGATAACTCGACAAAGTATTGGGATATCGCCTGCAACTTGTGATAGAACATTAAGTCGCGGTTATGATGAAGCCTCATTATTAGAAGACCATTGTTCTAATTGTACATTAGCAAGTAATAGCGAGTGTTACATATATAAACGTATGACATACAAGCCAAGGGAACTAAATGGTATCTTTGGAGATTGGGCTATAAACCAAGCTAAAGAACATAAAAATATGGATATAGCCGTTGGTTTAAAGGTCATGTTTAGTCGTTTTTATAACAATACAGAGCAATTACCGCCAGAACGTGCAATACAAAATGCATTATTTAATGATGGAGGTAAGAGTTACCCTGAAGCTAGAGGTCATTTAAGAACAAAATATATGGATGATACATATGTTGGTATGTTTGTTGAAATGAAAAGTGATGACTTTGAATTTACTAAAGAGAGTTTAGATACAACTCTTGAAGTAATGCAAAGAATATTCTATGACTATAGATTCAGACAATCACACCAGTGGTATGGCTGTTCTGATGCAGTATATAATCATTGGGTAGGTCATAGCGCACCTCAATCAGGATTAATAGAAGCCGAATCACAGTATCCTCTTGATGAATTACAATCAACAATATATCAAATGGAATATAATGCTGGCTCTGCTGAGTTAATGCCTAATGGAATGTTCAAGAAAACAAATGGAAATGACTTTATAACATATATTAAAACAATAGGAGAAACAGATAATGAGTAACATTAAAATGATTCCAGAGTTCTTTATATCTAAGAATGATTGGAAAAAGATAATACAATATGCTGAATCGTCTTATAGACAATTTAAAGCAGAAATAGGTGGCCAATGCGTAGTCGTAGAAGATGCAGAAGGAAATTTTTGGCTAAAAGAACCTGTTATACTTAAACAGGAAGTTTCTGGTGGTAATTGTGAGATGGAAGAAGCAGAGTTAGCAATACATTATGGTAAAATGGCTGATAAATATGGCGATGATGTAAGACATTGTTGGTGGCATAGTCATCATACAATGGGAGCATTCTGGTCAGGAACAGACCATAATACAATAATGGAAAATGAAACAGATGATTTTAGTGTATCACTTGTTGTCAATCTTAAACAAGAATACAAGTTAAGAGTTCAAATGTTTTATCCTATAGAAGCTGAAGTCAATGTTACACTTAATATAGAAGATGAAATACCTCAAAGTAAAGCTATTGATAAAGAAGTAGCTGATAAATGTGAGAAAGAAACTGCTAAAGTCATTACATATGGTGGGAAAAATGGTTATGGTCATTCAAAAGCTCAAAGAGAATTGTTTGATTATAATTATGGATTTAGTTATGGCCACACTGTGTATGATAATGATTGTGATTTCAAAGCATTAAATTCTGAACAATATACTCAATTAATGAAATACATAGATGAGCTCGCAGAGAAATTCTATGATAATAAAATATCATTTCAAGAGTACAAAAAAGAAGTTAATGATGCAAATAAGAAGCTTAAGAAACATAATCTTAGGATTAAGAATCTTAAATCACATGAATTAGCAACTTTTGCAATGGGTAATTTTGCAGAAGATTTCTTTGAAAACATAAAGGAGGTAAATTAATGCATATTAATGAAAGAAGTTCAGCTTTAATCAATGATTTCACTGACAAAGTCTTTCATATATTGGGTTGCGGAGCTATTGGTAGTTCCGCAGCTACCCAATTATGTAGGATGGGCGGTGAAACATTCGTATTATATGATTTAGATAGTGTTGAAATACAAAATATCGGAGTTTCACACTACACACTTAATGATATTGGCAAAAGAAAAGTCGATGCACTCGATAATCATTTGGTCAGTATAAATCCTGATGTTAATATCTATGCAGAGTTCGGAAGATTTTCTGCATTCCTAAAGAAATTAGGGACCGAAGATATTGTCATATTAGGGTTTGACAGTATGGATAGTCGTCTAGAAGCAGCTGTTGCGGCACTTAAGAATGGCAATAAACCTTTTGCTATCATCGATGGTCGTATGGGTGCGGAGGAATATCAACAGTACACGATAATGAACCCAACTCTTGGCAAGTACAAGACCACTTGGTATTCAGATGCGGATGCTGAAGATGAACCCTGCAATGCTAAGGCGACTTCATACTGTTCTAACATGAGTGGAGCATTCATTGCGAATGCAGTAAAAAAGCTAATTAACGAAGAGAATGTAGCAGAAGAATTAGTATTTTCTTTTCCTGGATTAGTACTTGGAAGTAAATAATAAATGTTATATATTACGGGGCTTCATCTGTGGTTATTAATGTAATATGCTATAGACCCTACAGATGTAAGCCTTGTAATTAAATGGAAGGGATAATAAATGGCACTGAAAAAGGTCAAACGTAAACCTGTCTCTGTTAATCCTGGAATATTACTCTTATATGGAGCACCTAAAGTAGGTAAAACAACAATGTTGAGTTCGCTCAAAGATTGTCTTGTTATTGATACCGAAAAAGGTTCTAATATGTTAGAAGGATATTTCCATTCAGTTAACAGTAAGCAGGACTTATTGGATTTTTATAAGGAAGCAGCAGATGGTCATGATTATAAATACTTTGCTCTAGATACAGTCGACAAGCTAGTTGAGTGGACAGAAAGAGAAGTATGTCAAGAATATCAGATTGAATCCATCAACGACTTGCCTTATGGAAAAGGTTATGGTTTAGTTAGGCAACGCACCATAAATAATATTAAAAAGTTGCAAACATTATGTCCTAATGTTATAGTTATAGGACACAGAAAGACCGCAGCGTCTGTGGAAAATTCAACAGCAATTGAACCAGAATCATTAGATTTATCAGGTAAGTTAAAGAATCTAATAATGGCTCAATGCGATGCTATTGGATATATGTTTAGAGATGAAGATGATGTATTAACAGTATCATTTAAAGCTAAACAAGCCGTAGAAGCAGGTAGTAGATGTAATCACTTAAAGGGAGAGATATTCCCTTTTGACTGGAATAAAATATATATTAAGGAGAAAAGTTAATGGCTTTATTTAAACCAAAACAAAAAGGTAATAGTGGTGGTAAATTCACAGGTATTTGTGAAACTCATATCGTAGGATTCAAAGATAGAAGCGATGAATTTGATTGGGCAGATGTCTTTATTGAAGTAGAAGTTGGTATTAAAGATAGCGAATACACTAGAAATATTAGAATCAGAGGTTCATTTGATAAAGATGAAAATGGCAATATAACTGGTGGTTCTGTAATCAATAGAATGTATAAATTCTTTGGTGATATTGGATGTAAAGCAGGTATTACTGTTCAAGGTAAATGGGAGCTAGAAGATGGCGAAGCTATTGATAGCATAGAAGATTATCTTAATAAAAATCATTCAGGTAATTCGCAAACATTCCCATATTTCTCTTATGTATATAAAGAAGAAAATAAGAAAAGTGGTAAAACATTTAATAGTGTGCATTATAGATTGTTTCCAAATACAAGCAAAGGAAATACTGATTTAGCTTCACACATTCAATGGATGAAAACTAATGGTTATCTTAAAGAGGCAACTCCAAAAGAAGCTACAGTTCAAATGACAATGGATGACTTAGCTAAAGAAATGCTCTAATGCATGTAGAGATAGCAAAAGGTGCCCCTAGCAATAGGGGTACCTTAGTACCTAAAAATGAATTACATAAATATTTAGAGCCAGATGTACCATTATATCGCTCTTTATATCTATACGATGACACAGCTGTGAATGAAATATCAGACAAAGGTTCTGTAAGTAATTATTATGGAACTAGGTTTATTGATAAAATATTAATCGATATAGATAAAGGACAAGATACTAATGACCAAACATTAAAGAATGCTCGAAATTATTTAATGGCATTAGAAAATGAAGGTCTGAACCTGAAAAATGCCGTACAGGTGTATTTTAGCGGGTCAGGCTATCATTTTATATTACCTAATAGTATATTTAATTTCGAACCTTCTCCAGAACTACCTTATATAGTTAGAAAGACTATGGCATCTTTATTGCCAGGCATAGATGAAATGGTTTATATTCGTTCTGCGATTTATAGACTGCCTCATACTGTCAATTTAAAAACTAATTTATATAAGATACCCCTGACAGTCAAAGAGTTAATGAATAAATCAGCCGATGATATAATGAAGTTAGCTAAAACTCCTCGTATTGAATTTCAATATACAGAGTTGTTTGGGGATGGAGAGTTCGAACATTTAATAGTAGAAGAAGCTCCTTCTGTACAAGAGTTTAAAACAGTTGTAGAAAATTCTAATGTAGTACCTTGTATACAGCGCATGTTAAAGAATGGTCCCGACCAGGGATGTAGAAATAATACAATAATGCGTATTGCAAGTCACTTTAGAAGACATGGTGTACCAAGTGAGTATGCCAAAGTAAGTATGTTGCATTGGAATAATAACAGCCTAGAAGATAATGTTGTTATTGACAAGGTGGAACAAACTTACAATCGTGGATATCAATATGGATGTCAAGATGAGTTAATGGCAAAATATTGTCAAACTAAATGTGTATTCTTTAAACGTAAGGATTATACAGTAGATGTTAAGAACGCAGAAAGTCTTCAAGAAGATTTCCACGAACGTATGACAACTGATTTTAATGGAAGATGTATTAATTTAAGCAAAATGTTAGGACTACCACCTGAGATAGATTCAACTATATATCCAGGCGAATTAGTAACAATATTTGGTCCTACAGGGTCAAACAAGACTACACTTGCTCAAAATCTTGCATTAGGAGTTGATTTTGTAAATGATAAAATAGTCAAAGAATGGCAGATTCCCACATTGTTCTTGTCATTAGAGCTTTCAGCATGGTATATGCATCGTAGACATATGCAGATTGTATCTGGTATGTCAAAAGAGATGATTAACCATAATTATAAAGAGCTTTACGCAGAACATAAAGATGAATTGAGTCATCTAGCTATACAGACTGTATCACCTACATTGGAACAGATTAAAGATAAAATAAGAGATTTACAACCATCAGTAGTTATTGTAGACTATATTGATTTAGTTGAAACTCCGCCACATGTTAAAGGCGAGTATGAACAAATTAAATATGTATCACATAACTTATCTAATATGGCTGTTAATCTTGACATTATTATTATTCAAGTTTCACAGGTAAGCAGAGAGTATAGCCGTAATGATGTACTTGACTTATATGCTGGCAAGGGGTCAGGTGCAATTGAGAATGCCAGTAGAAAAGTAATTGGGTTAAATGGCCAAGCTAAGTCTAATACAAAAACTGTCGAGATGTATAAAAATACTGATGGAGAGTTATTTAAAACAGAAGTAGAATGGCGACCTAGTTTCAGACTCAGGAGAATCAATGGCTAAAGGAATCATTTTTGATTTATTAACACTTAACAATGGTATAATTTTAACATTATTTCGTATATTTAAAGTAGGTATTATCAAAGATAATCAAGGCTTTGGAACGTTTTATACATTAATGTTAGCTATACATAATTTAGAAACATCTGTTTCTATAGCATGGAGAACAAAAGCATATGGCGAAGAAGAAAACAAGTCGAAGTCAAAAACTACTGTTGCATCTGCTTAAAGGTAGAACAATCAGTGGTACTCAAGCATTAAGCAAATTTGGAATCTATCGATTATCTGCAGTAATTAAGAACTGGAGAGATAAAGGTTTTAAGATTGAAACCAAAATGGTAACTCGCTTAGGTCGTAGATACGGTGTGTATAAAATGACAGGGAGGCCAGATAATGTTTAAAAGCATATATTATAGGTTTGTGAGAAGTACTCGCAGACCACGCAAAAGGTACAAAAAAGGTAACTCAAAACAATATCGTATTAATAAAGGTATTTGGGATGATTTACAGCATTTAAGAGAACAGAATCAAAAGCTAAAAGGTTTATTAAACACTTTAGCTGAGAAAACTGGCAATGCAGTCGTCGGAGACATAATTGTACCATTAAAGGAGAAAGAAGAGTATGAAAAGCAAAAATCAGCTGGCTACTACTTCTAAATCTAAGTCTACTAGGGGTCGAAAGGCCCCTAGAATGACGAAAGTTATACGATTTTGGCTAGATAAATTTATGCCAGTCTTAAGCAAAAGACATGGTACTCATGCTAAACGTATTTTTCATAGATTGATGAAGAAAAGCTCTACATTAAGGTCAACATTAAAAAGAAGGAGCAAAGAATATGAAGTCGTTTTTAAAATCTCATTACCTACAATACGTGAACTTTTACTACGGTCTTATGCAAAGCCGTGCATTTACTGTAATAATGTACTTGACGTATCTAATATGGTATGTGACCATATTATCCCTCTTTCTAGTGGTGGTCCATCGATTAGTAACAATTTAGAAATGATATGTAAGCGATGTAATATTAGAAAAGGTCCGCTTACAGGTAGAGAATATAGAATTTTAATCAAATTTCTTGACAAGCAACCTAAACATGTAAGTGATTACATATATAGGAAGCTAGCAGGAAAAGAAATGTTTAATTAACAATTAGGCGAGAGGCTTTGCGGAATAGAACCCGCCCTCGAATGGTTTGTTTCAAGTCAAACCACAGGTCGACTTTTTAGTCAGGGGAATGGTGGCCCCATGTATACCTGGTTCATGCGAGGTCCTTTCCCTCTCGCCTATTATTTAAAGGAGTATTATGAAACAACAAAGTAACCCTAAAAAAACAAAGTATTACACTGCATATAAGGAAAAAAAACATCGTACTGAACGTATTATAGATATGATAGAATCTATTCCTAAAAGATGCTGGTGGCTTAGACAATATCTAAGGGGAACTATGAATGTTAGAAAAGGGAGGTCTTATGCCAGAAATACCGATTAATTTTAACCAATTAAAAGGTAGAATAGAAAAAGATGAAGATTGGCGTGAAGGCGTTAATGCATTTAGAAAATGGACTGATGCTGAATTGCAAAAGCTACAACAAGATGTACATGATATTAAAGTTTTTATGAAAAGATATCAAGTAAGTGTAGATTATATTGAAGCATGGAAAAAGCGTCAGGAAAAAGAAGAAGATAAAATAACAGGTGAGTCTTTATAACTTGCCTGTTCTATTTTAATATTGTAAATTATATAGCTTATGAAGGGAGAAAAATGAAGCATGTGTTAGCCAGGGGTTATATTAAAAAATCTAAAGATATAACCAATAATAAAAGTGTAACAAATAGATTTGCTGCTTATACAGGCGAATTAAGGTTTGATAGTAAAAACATATTAGTAGAAGTATTTACCGACAACGAAAACTTTAAAAATAAAGAATTATTTGTCAAGCTTTCTGTAGATACTGGTGTAAATATCGAGAATATGTTATGATAGATAAACATTATGAAGCAATAGCTAAAATTATTGGTGGAACTTTACACTCTAGTAATAGATTAAAAGGTTTAGTTAAAACTTTTATAGAGTATTTTAGCAGTGTAGATAAAGACTTTAATATAGAAGAGTTTTCAAAAAATGCATTAAATGGTGAATATGTGGAAGATATAATTGAAGAGCCTGTTCAACAAGCAAAACCAAGTACATGAGCGCCTAAACCAGTTACCGTAGGTAACAGTCAAGTAGATAGAATTAATGCAGAATTTGAAGATGCGATGAAAAGAATGTCAACTATGATAGGAAAAAACTATGGCAAAAAGCAAGCAAAGAAAACCAACAACTAAAGACTTTATTAATGTAATCAATAGTCTAATTAGAGATGTTGAGGTTCTACAAAATAATGATAATACAATGATGCAAGCATTCGAGCTTTACATCGAATATAAAAAAGATACAAAAGACTTTGATGAATTTTGTAAACAGTTAGCAGAAAAAATGGGTAAAGAAAATGAATTACAAGAAACTGGACAAGATAATACAGTCCCAGATACAGCAGATTCTACAAACGCGTGATGATGGTCAAAAAGAATATGCTAGAGATATAGATAATGTATTTGCCAACTTCGAAAGGGTTGGCAAGTATATTACTGTTTCTAGAGAGCAAGTTCTAATGGTATACTTATTAAAACATATCGATGGCATAATGGCTTATATTAATGGTCATAAATCGCAAAGAGAAGGTGTAGAGGGTAGAATTACCGATGCAATAGTATACTTATTACTGCTAAGAGGAATGGTAGAAGATAATGAAACTAAAACTAGTCAATGAACCAGGGAGATTATTTGTGAAATGCGAAGAATGTAATGAATTAATAGGAACACATGCTCCTGCAGTAGAGACTTCATATGGATTTGTAGGAGAGGATGGGTTTTATATAGAAGACTCAATCGTAATGCATGCAGAGTGTGTTACAGCATCAATATTACACCTCTTATTAAAGAAAATAGAACGTAACTAAAAAGAGCTTTTAAAAGATATATTCACACAACAGACGGTTATTCGTCTTCTTTGTCGTCTCCAAATAATCCTGAAGCAAGTAACATAATAGCTCCAGCGCCCATAGAGCCTCTAGACTTTCCAAATTGTTTCAACATTTTATTGTATATTTTCTTTTTAGCTTTATTAGTAGTAATGCCTTTACTGTAATTTTTAGTCCTTGATGAAACAGTTTCGAGGTCAGAGTGTATATTTTTTATTTGACCAGAGCCTTCTAAATGCCCTTTAGTTACATGTTCAATTCGTTTATTTAACTTAGACATGCTTTTTTGCTTAGGCGCATAATCTCTTATTTCAGTTTTGCCAGACTTTGCGTTTGCAACATGTCCTTTTTCCTTTAAATCAGCAATTTCTATATCTTTACTTTCAACGTAATTTAATACATTTTTAGCATCTTTAAAGACAGGAGACATTGGGGTATCTCGTAAATCAGTAGCTCTAAATTTTACTCTAGTTCTATTGTCAAAATCCCATTCAGCCACAGCATTATATCCACCCCAATCAAAATTACTTTTCCATTGAGGGCTAAAGTTAAATAGTAATTTCCCATCTATAATAGAAGCACCTTTATAACCTTTACGATGAACATATGCTAAAGCATCTTTTACATTTTTTATATCTCTTTTGTTTTTAAGTTGTTCAAGAACATGATAAGTATCAGCGTTGAATTGAGCACCTCTTAATACTCCACTAATAGAATTATCGTTCCATTTAATATAACGTAAGCCTTTCTGTCCAAATTCTAAGCTTTTATCAAATCCAGGTAGTCCAGTTTTCCAAGGTCGTAACATGTAATTTGCAACTTTACGACTACCAGCATTATCTAAAAATTCTTTAGAAGTAGATTTAGTCCACCATGATTTTCTTCCACTACCTTCTTGATTAACGTAATCCATTAATATTTTACTCTTCTTCCCAGTAAATATTTCGCGATTAGCAGCATCATTTAAAACTTTATAATGCCTTTCTTTAACATATCGATTTTTTAATTTTTTAGCATTATCAATAGCTGTTTGACCAGATTCTCCAAAATGCCCATCAATATACATTTGGTCTACTTGAGATAATCGTTGAGGCAGTCTATCAATTCTATCAACAACTAAAGGACTTACACCAGTCTGTTTATAGGTAAACATTTCACGAGGATTAACTGAATGTTTTATTAATCTGCCTGTAGTTTTAGCTAATTCTTGACCATATAATTTCATTTTATCAAAAGATGTATTTCCTTTAGCATAAAATCCATCAAGATAATTACTAGCAAAATCAGCAAGCATTCTTCCAGGACCAGCTGGTCCAATATTCTTATAAGCTTTTTTTCCACCATACAACAATGATGCAGTTCCTAATAATTGAGTAGAGAGTTTTGCATTATTAGCAATAAAATTAGCTGATTTATCAAGTAATTCATTACCACCGCTAATATCTCCATCAACAAATCTATCGGTATTTTTTAATATATCACCAATATCATCGTTAACATCTAAATTAATTTGTTCATTATCATTAGAGGTCAAGTA